GTAGTGGAACTCCTGGGAGAGGCCCTGGCGGGGCTACCCCGTTCCCCACCACCAACCCGTTTGGGTACGACAACAACCCCTCCACAGGAGGCGGTGCCCAGACGACTCCAGACGGTACGTCGACCACGGATGACGAGACCACAGAGGAAGACAAGGACGTTGGATTCAGCCCGCCAAAGAAGCGCAAGTTGCGCACCAACCCGCCACTCATCAGCACGGCAACCGGTGCGTACGTTGGAGTGAGCGTGGATGGGGCCTTTGATCCCACGGAACCCACTAGTCGCAATGACATTCTAGGTAGCGGGACCATCTGGCAGCGACGTATGCGTAAAGGACTCATCCGTCAGTACATCATCAACGAGAACGAGTGGAAGATCACCGGAGGGACCGGTTCCGTAACGACCCAGTACGACAAGAAGGGCAAGCCCAAGAAGACAGACTCTTGGGATGCCGACGCCTCAGTACTTGACCCCAAAATTGAGTACGGATTCAGATTCCACTACAACCCGTCGGAAATTGGTTTCGGAACTATGCCTGTCGAGGGGCTCGACCCGGCACTACTGCTATCCGGTAAGGATAAAGCGTACCCAGTGGCCGCGGAAGGCGCGTCTGTCAGTTTCAACCTGTACCTCAACCGAATCGAGGACATGTCTCTGCTGAAGAAGACCGGGAGCAATACGGTCAAATCGTGGAGAAGCCTCTACGCGGGTCGGGAACTACCGCAGGAAGATCTGCAGGGAATTCTTAAGCGAGGTACGGGCTATGACTTGGAGTTCCTGTTCAGAACTGCTCTTGGTCGGCCCTGGGTAACCCAACTGCGCGGGGCCACAGCCGACCTAGGAGTGGTTGTCGGACTCCCAATGATGTTGAGCCTTGGCGGCGGCATGCGGTACACCGGTCGACTGACAGGTCTGCAATACACGCACAACGCGTTCACGCAGGACATGGTCCCGATGTTCACGACCGTCAGCATTACCTTCACGCGCATGCCGGACTCGGTTCAGTACTCACAATCAGGAAACGGGTGAACTTATGATCGTAGTCGGCAGCCGATACGAGGACGCTGAGGTTTTTCCCGTCGTGACGAGGCGTAGATCCAACAGCACGCTTTCAGTAATGCGCCCGGTGGACGCCCTCAGCGACCAGGACATCCCCACTCGACGCTACAACTGGAGGGCTGGTGACAGGCTGGATCTCCTAGGTGCGCGCGAGTACGGAGATCCGAGCAACTGGTGGCGCGTGCTCGATACCAATGGGAGTGTGCTCAACCCACTGGACCTTCGTCCCGGTATCAGGCTGGATCTACCGTGAAGACACGCGGCCTGACCGAACGTGGTCGGTTTCGGGTGACTCTGCCGGAAGCGGCCTTCGATAGCGGTGCGCTCACGGCAAGGGGTCTTCGTATTGAGCAGTCTGCCCGAATGCACGACCTGGCGACTGTCCGATTTCGCTCCCGTCTAGTCAACTGGAAGTCCACACTGGCCCCGGGGACTCCGGTGGAGATCGAATGGTCCTCACAATTCAGTCCCCGCGGTAAGTTCTTCGGGTACGTCTCCTACGTGCGGCCGCACATGAAGCGGGACTCCTACTACGACTTCGACCTCATCGTCGCAGGGGCGTCCAAAGCGCTCCGGCTGACGGCCCAAAGGACCTGGATCAACAAGTCAGTGTCGGACATCGTGGTCGACGTCGCTAAGCAGTTCAGACTGAACCCAATTGTGGAGCCAGGTTCATTTCGCAGACCAACCACCACCATGAACGGTGAGTCGTACTGGGAATTCCTCCTAAAGTTGACTGGTCCCCTCGGGTACGGACTTTGGGTAGACGGTGTCAACCTCTATTGCGCCCCAATATCGACCCTGGTTGAGGCTGGCTACAACGCGGCACCCGTGGCCACGGCGATGAGTCTTGGGGGGCTAGACGCCAGGGCCCTCAAGCACACCGTGGGCGTCGACTCGTTCACGATGGCCGCCGGACTCGCCAACGAGAACGGTCTCTACACAGGGGATCCCGCCACCGCCTACTCGCTGAGCCCGGTTGGGGCTGCCGAATCCGTGGAGTCCGCCAAGCCCGGGTCAGCGACCAAGAGGCGGCGCAAGGTGACATCGCGAAACGTGCGGACGGTCAAAGGAAAGGTAGCCCACACTCGAATGGAGGCCAAGAAGTTGGCCCAGGGAGTGGCCGAGAACGGACTCCTGGCCCTAGACGCGAATCTGGTGTGCGCCGGAACTCCATTACTGAAGCCGTACGCCCCCGTCTACCTGGACCTCCAGAACACCATGACTTCAGGTTGGTGGGTCACCAAGTCGGTCGTTCACGAATTCCCCGTTGGGGAAGCGTCGACCTATACGTGCACCTGTGTCGTCGCCACGGACAGCCTCTCAGATTCTTCGGAAGGAAGGCCTCAGGACCTACGGACGATCCCTCTGCCCACAGACAGAGGCGGCCGGTCCAGGCTTGGGCGCGAGCGATCCGCGCAGTTGAAGCGCAATCAAACGATCCCCGTGGAGGGGAAGACTTCCGACCTCGTCAATGCCTTCAGGTGGGTCGCAGTATGACCCTCCCCACTCCCCCGAGCACAGGAGAATGACCCCATGCGCGCGATTAGCCTCCCGTTCCGTATAGACGGATACGGTCGAGTGGCGTCCACCACAGACCTCGACCGGATCAACCAGAATCGCGTACGCTCAGTGCTTCTGACGTCGCTCGGTGAGCGCTTAATGCGGCCGACCTTCGGGACAACGATCGCGGCCACACTCTTCGATGCCTGCGATGAGGCGATCGATGACATCGAGACGGCCACCGTGAACGCGTTCGCCCAAGAACTACCCGGCCTAGCCTTCGAGGCGCTCGACGTTCTCACGGAAGACCCCGAGTCCGGGACCGTCGAGATCGAGATCACGTACCGCGACACGCGAGTTTCGACTGCCCGTGCACCGCAGACTCTGGTGCTGGAGATCCCCGGGGAGGACCTGTGAGCGCGTCTTACCCCGAATCTATCCCTCCTCAGGTGGACTACACATCCAGGGACTACGAGTCCATCCGGACCGATCTGATCGCGCGCCTGCAACAGCAGATACCTGACTGGGCGGCCGACGACCCCGCTGACTTTGGAGTCGCACTCGTCGAGCAGTTTGCGTACCTCGGTGATCTTCTGTCGTATTACATCGACCGGGCGGCCAACGAGTCGACGCTGTCGACCGCCACGCGTCGAGACAGCGTGGTGGCCCTCGCGCGCGACCTCGGTTACGTTCCTGATGGGTATACGTCCAGTTCGGTGACCGTGACGTTCTCCAATGAGTCGGACGTCGACATCGAACTTCCGGCGAGAACTGTCGTTAGTGGGGACATCCTTGACGGTGACAACCTGATCACAGTCGCATTCGAAACCGATGACGACGTCGAGGTGCTCTCCGGGGAAATTGCTGCGGTCACGGCGACTCAGGGAGTCATCGACGACGGCACATTCGGATTTGGCCTTCACCTGGGAACCTCCGACGGTACCCCCAGCCAGGTATTCATCATTGAGGACGACCGCCTGGTTCTGGAGTCCCTAGAGGTCTACGTCTATGACCTCGTCAATTACATACCGTGGGTCCGCACCGATCAGTTCGCACTTCACGGCCCGCAGGCGCGCGTCTTTCAGCCGGTGGCTGTCGGTGACGGTACCGTTCAGATCCGCCTTGGAGATGGCGTCAGTGGGCTCATCCCGGCCTTCGGGCACTCTCTATCTGCGCGGTACCGGCGTACGGACGGGACACTCGGGAACATCCGATCAGGAAAGATCAACAGAATCGACGCCATTCCGGGTCTGCTCGATAGTGAGGTCGCTGTCCTGGCAGGAAGCCTGACGGTATTCAACGACACAGCGGCCTACGGTGGCACGGATCAAGAGTCCACCGAGCAGATCCGCAACAACGCAGCACTCACATACCGAGCCACGGCGCGCGCCGTTACCTTGGAGGACTACCAGAACTCGGCACTTCTGGTTCCCGGGTGCGGTAAGGCCAGTGCGATGTCGGTGACCCCGGCAACTGTTGTGGTGGCGGTGGCACCCTACCGAGGACTTGGCAACATTGAACTGAGGCCGGGGTACGTGCTCGAAGGCACGGACTGGACCGCTACCACTGAACTGACGTACCTACAGACTTCTGTGCAGTCTGCACTGGAGTCGGTATCGCTGGCGGGTGCGCAGATCTCCGTCGTACCTCCCGTGTACGTCGACACATACATCAGCCTTGATGTCGTCGTCGAGGACAGCGTTCGACGGTCGGACGCTAATATCCTCATCCGGCAGACAATCCTGTCCCGAATGGCCTACGACCGGGTCCCGTTCGGTGCCAGCGTCTACCCCTCGGACCTGGTCAGCCTGATCTCCTCCCTGGG